AAGTCGAAGTCTCTCAAGGCAAAGCCCGTAGTAAGGCTGTTGGGCGACGAGCGAATGTTTTTCTCCAACTCCTGCGAAGGCTTACAGGAGCTTTACACCGAACTGGAAAAGTTCACTGGGACAAGTGACGACGCGCACGATGACATCGTGTCTGCGATCTCGCTCCTCGCTGAACAGTTTGGCGGGTACGCGGAGATGGCTTCCAAGATTGAGTTTGCCAGTGTGCAGTACGCCACCAACCTGCAAGAGACGGAACGCCACAACCAGATTTACGGGCTTGGAAGGTATGCCAAGTACAACGCGGCCAACCAGTTTGATGACAACCCAAGGACGGCCTACCAGCTTGAAAGCAGTTTGGGATTGGGGAGCGAATCTGGCGGGGATTTTAGTGACCCGTTTGCCGATTTGATGTGAGGAATGAATGAGCTATATAGAGTCCGAAGGGCCGATCAGTGGAACACTTAGTCCCGAAGACTACGGTAAAGGCTCCGATCTAAAAACATCCAACGCGGAACTTAACTTGGTAGTAGGCGCAGCGCAGAAAGCAATCGCCTATGTGACCGACAAGCAGTGGTCGTTGTTGTGGCGAGACGCAGACCTGCTGTTTCAGTCACCGCGCCCTATGACGGTTTACGAGAACACCTACGTTCTGGAACCGAACGTACAGCGGTTTACCGTGGCAAAGGTATGCAATGCCGTTGTCCCACAACTTTACAAGGGTCTCTTTTATCAGGACCCTCCCATGTTACTTCGCCCTCGTCCCGGCACGTCGCAGGAGATCATCGACGCCAAGTCTGCTCTCTTCTCTTATCTTCTGGACGAATGCGCCTTCAAGACGGAGACCAAGTGGGGACTTGACCAGATGGCATGTCTGGGTACCTGCATTTGGAAGTGGGGCATCAAGTACGTCGAAATCACCACGACCAAGCGGGTGTCCACCCAAGTAAAACTTACAGCGGGACCGGACGGAGCGCAGGAGACAGAATCCCTCCCTACAGACGATCCACCCAAGATTGAAAAGCATACGCGGACAGTTCCCAGACCATTCTTCGAGATGCGCCCGATCAGTTCTGTGCTTGTCGATCCGAAGTGTGCGGTAGGTGATATTCGCCATGCCGACTTTGCGATTGACGTTCGCTACATGGACTTCTACGCCCTCGATAAGATCAGGGCGGCGCTTGCAGAGCTGCCCGACGACCATCCCGACAAAGTAGGTTGGGAACTTCCCAAGTCTCAGGAAGAGTTGAAGAAATGGTGGATGGCCCCGGTTGCCGACAACACGCCTGCGGTTCTCGCAACAGATACCGCAGCCTACGCGAGTGGTGGTGTTCATCACGCCGAGGCAATCAACATCGAAGTCACCCCCGACCTCCTGTTCAAGAAACTTGAGGTATTGGAGTATTGGGACAAAAAGCGCAAGATCATGGTGATCGACCGCAAGAAAGCAATCTTCGCGGGAGACAACCGCTTCAACGTCATTCCGTTCCTGTCAGCGAACTGGATGAACCGTCCCAAGGCATTTTATGGCATGGGACTCGGACTTCTTGTAGGGCAGAACCAGCGAGTTGACCAGGGTACGATTAACGCGATCCTCAAGGTTCTGTCATTTGGTATCAACCCGATTTATCTTCGCAAGCGTGACTCAAACGCGCCCACGCAGATGATTCGTACCGGCCTGGGTAAAATCCTGACCGTTGATACAGAAGTGGACAAAGCCTACCGGCTGATGGAGACTCCGAAGATTCCTTCGGATATCTGGTCGGCACTGGCCGAGTCGGAAAAATCTACCGAGAGCACCTCGGGCGCGGACCAGGCACTTGTGCAGGGTTCGAGTTCGGGACCGCGATCTTCAATGGGAAGAACAGCGGGTGGTGCCAGCATTCTTGCAGGAGCAAGCGCAACCCGGCTTGACGGACCACTTGATAACTTTATCGAGCAGGTATTCAAACCGTTCTTGTACATTCTGGATGACCTGGTAACCAACTACCTGTCGGACGCCGAGATCGTAAAGATTCTCGACAGCGAGACGGGCAAGAAGTACCTGATGGACATGCAGGATTTCCACGATGCTCACATTGAGTATGAAGTCTTGGCCGGTGCAAGTCTCGCTGCGAAGCGGACGATGGCACAGTCCCTCACACTGATTACTCAAATCTTGGAGAACCCGCAGATCACCAGCAGCCTTGCGGACGTAAACCAAGAGTACATCGACTGGAAGCCCATTTTGAATATGTGGCTCGAAGCGAGTGAGTGGAAAGACAAGAACGACATCATCAAGCCGATGACGCAGGATATGATCCAGCGCAAGCAGGCAGCATCACAGCAGGCGATAGCGCAGTCCAAGGCAAACATTACCGCGCAGAGCAACCAGCAGAAGTTCCAGCAGAAGCAACAACTCGAAGACCAAGCGAATGAAAACCGCATCAAGCGGGACGTAGTTCGTGAGGCATTTCGGAATAACGGAATGAGCGAGGCGACTGAGGGAATGCCTAGTACCGGAGGCATTGGTGGCATGGACCCGACCATTGCCTAGTATTTCAGGCGAATAGATAGTAAGCAGTAAAAACATCGTTGTGGGTGAGATCGACAAACCCTCACTTGTTTACTGACCTCAGAGGAGGGGTTCGTGGAAAACAACAAATTCACTCCAGAGATTTCTCTGGACCACAATGAGCGCGGGCAACTAACTTCCACCGCCGCAACGGAAGGCTACAAAGTGATGCACCGCATCTTCAGGGCAGAGGTCGACAAGTTCATCATTGACCTGATAAACGCCAACCCTGCGGAAGCAAAGGCGGTGTGGGCAAAGCACATCCTGGCCAAAGCTGCTGCACAGTTTTACAACGCGGTCACAGCGCGGATCAATGAAGAGGTGTTGCAGTACACCCACGCGACACGAACGACGGACGTACCCAAGGATGCCACCGAAGGCATCTTGGACATCGGGGAAGCGGCGATGTCGTTAGACAATCTGGATTCCTTTGGAGAGGGGGATATGCTCTATGAATAACGAAGCAACGATTTTTGAAGAAGGAACGACAGGAACACCGCTTGAGACGCCGCTGGAGCCTGCGGATCAACTTAACGTATCCGATACGCTGACCATTCCCGCCGATCCCGCGATTGTCCCAGGGCCGGTTTCAGAGCCGGTGCTGGAGGAAAAGAGTCACATCTATCAACCTACCGATGAGATGGGACGGGCCATTGGTGGAAAACAAGTCATCAAGTACCGAACCACGGAAGAGTTGATCGAGAAGATGCAGCAACAGAGCGTCCTCTTGATTCGCAAACTGCGAGAGCAGACCAAGAAAAACCGCTTGGGCATCAGCGACGTGGATGAGATTTCTGCCGAGTCCCCAAGGTTTGAATCTCCCCTGGACTTCAACCCTCGGGTGCTCACCCCCGACCAAAGGGTGCGACTGTCCCGCGACCTGCTTGACCCGGAGAACCTCGACGAGGCGACCGACACGCTGTTTGAGGCGAAATTCGGAATGAAGCCGCAGACCCTCGGTAAGGTCGTAAGCGACCTACAGGCCGACAACATCAACATGAAGGCGCGTGTCGAGGCGGATGCGTTTGTCGCATCGAACCCCGCCTATGTGACCTGTGATGAGAACTTCAAGTCCATCACGAACTGGATGCTTCGCTATGATCTGGCACCGGTACGGGAAAACTTCCAGAAGGCGTATGACACGTTGCGGGCGGATGGAATCCTGATCGAGAATGCCGAACCAGAACCGGTGCAGGCACCTAGCGTTCCTGTGACCGTTCCTGTGGCACCTGTGGCACCTGCTTCCGCTCCAGTAGCGGAACCCGTCCCCGCGTATGTTCCCTCGCGGATCGACTCAGGTCTCACCCGCGACCACTCTACCGACGCGGTACCTGTGCGTACCGTAGGCGACGACATTGTTTACGAGGTTGTGGTGGGAGGCCAGAAACGTACCTATAAAGGTATGGCTGCGCTTAACGCTATGCCTTCTGATGTGTACAAAAAGCGCGTCAACCAAGAGAAAGGCTTCGCTCAGAAAGCCGAGAAAATCATGGCGGAAGCGGCAAAGAAACAGCGGTAGATTGACCAACTTTGAACGTTCCTTACGAGGGACAGCCTCACCGTAGGCAGACCCGTGAAACTCGGGTCACAGTTTTGGATGAATGGACAGTCGGATTACTGTACCCCATCCCCTAGTTTATGTGCTCGGGATTGACCAGTCTAAGACCTAGACTGGTGAACAAACGGATCGGTCGGATTATCGGTCGCGTTGTTCTCTCACATTAAGGCATCATGTCAAACGTTCTTATCTTGGAGGAGAGAAAGTGCAGACATGAGTGATGTAAGAAGGAATCACTCAGATGAGTTATACCCCCGCAGCAAATGGACAGGGAAATCTTCCCCAGTCCACCGTGAAGTTCTACGATAAGAAGTTTCGTGAGAACCTCAAAGCCCTTACCCCGTTCGTTGCTTGCTCCGAGCGTCTCGACCTGCCTGCCAAGTCGGGTAACCAGTACACGATGTTCATGTACGTTCCGCTGGCCGCGAACACCGCGCAGACCACGGAAGGTTCGGTTGGAAACTCCATTCAGGTAAACGTCCTGACCAACAGCGCCACCATTGGCGAGTACGCCGACTTCGCCAACTTCTCTTCGTTGTCCCTGGCCACCGCCATTGACAGCACCGTCGAGAACGTTGCCCGTGAGATGTCGTACCGTCTGGGTGAGTCGTTGAGTGGCCTTGTCCGTGCTACTGCGGATGGTGCCAACGCCATCGACTCCAGCGTCCTGGTGCAGCTTGCCGCGACCAGCACGTCCTCTTTCACCACCCTGAATCTTAACCAGATTCGGAACTCGGTGCAGAGTCTTGCAGGCCGTTCGGTGCGACCGTTCGACGAAGCGTCCAAGTCGTTTGCGGGCGTCATTCACCCGTTCGCGCTTGGCGATGTTCTTTCGGATGTCAGCAACAACGCACCTATCGACATCCTGAAGCACACCCCGGTGGGTCTGGCCAAGATGGAAGACCTTGTGAGCGTCGATCTCGCAGAGATGATCGAGCTTCCCGGCTCGGGCGTTCACTTCTTCCAGAGCAACCAGGTCACTCAGACTGCGAACTATAAGGGCGTCTCGGGCCTCACGGCTCTGCGTACTTATATCTTCGGGCGTGATGGCATCTACAGCATCAAGCTCGGCGCACAGGGCGACACTGAGTTCGGAGACGGCGAGTGGAGCAACATCAAGTGCAACATCCAACAGGGTGCTGAACCGAGTGTTGCTGATCCCGAAGGTTTGATCGCGGGCTGGACTTCTTACCGAGTCCACTTCACGACCAGCCTAGGGCCGGATACCACGGTTCGTCTGCGTCAGATTGATGCGGCTTCCGCCATCAGCTAACCAGCACCAGTAAATCAATGGATCAGCGGCGTATGGGAGCAATCTCATACGCCGCTTTTCTTTGTAAGAACGGGCAGGAAGGGAATTATAAATGGCAAATCAAACTACAGGAATCGGAGTTGCTGCGGATGTCGAAGTAGACTCCACCCTGGTTTCACTTTCTCTGACGGGCACCACGACCCATCAGATTACCCCCAACATTGTGGACGTGGCGGGCACGGTACAGGCAGGCACGGTACTGACACTCACTGCGGCAGCTTTGGCGAGTGGAGGCACCACGGCCTACACCGGAACGGTTACAGGCGGGGGCGCGAATGCCTTTGCCGGGTTCGTGTTTGTGGTTGCAGGCTTCGTGAATGGGGTGAACAACGGAACGTTCGTCTGTACGGCATCGACCACCACCACGCTTACTCTGGACAACGCGGCTGGAGTAGCGGAGACCCACGCGGGTACTGCTACTTCGGAGGACTCGGTAGCACTGACGTTTGTGTCCTACAACGCAAATGTCGCCACGGTTTCGGCAACCGGTCTTATCACTGCGGTCTCCAAGGGACAGGCGGTTGTTGAGGTCTCTTATCCCACCTTTGGGAACAGCGGCGGGGATGTAGTTTCCAGCGGAAACATTATGAACGGCCTCCCCATCAACAAGGTCTACGAGGAGATTACCGTCAAGGTAAACGCCTAACCGACCATTACCAGGAGACATACCTGCGCGAGAGAGGAGACGCAATGTGTGAGCACTGTAACTACGACGTGGAGCGCAGCATCACCCGAGTTCACAACCGGGCGCTGCGCCGCGTCAACAAACTTTTACGACGTTCGGTCGATGACCTGAAGGAACACGCAGACGATGTGTTTGCGACACTTTGCGCGACAGAACAGAGCAACCAAGCGGAGATGGCATTTCGGGAACTGTGGGAGCGTGGCGGGTTTCAACCACCCATCGGCCCACAGGATTACGAAGCTGTAGTCGAGCGTTGCCTCGCTGCATTGAGCGGGTACAACGAAAGCCACACGAGCCGAACCACCTACACCGCTTACGAAGCTGCTGACTAAGTTTTATGCCGTCTGTCACATACCCAGGGGTGGATTACCTGCTGGAACTATCTCTGATAGAGGGCTTTTTGACCTCTCAATCCCGGCCAGGAGACTGAGGTCACTGCTCCCAATGAGTAGCGTTCATTGGCCGAGCGTCATTGGTGAGCAGACACGTTATTGGCAATAAGCAACAAGGCAACAAGCAACAACCAAGAGGAGAGCTTGGAATGGAAGTAAGCACACAGGACGTAATGGCGTCCCAAGGAACCCGCCTGAGTGAAAAGGCTCCGTGGGAGACCTACGAGCAGGAGATGGAAGCGCGGATGAGTCCGGAGATGGCGTCAGCCGTCGCGGAATATGCCGAGCGCCGTTATGAAAGCGACAACACCAGCTCCGAGAATAAAGAGGAGCTTCACCGACAGCGCGAGATTAACGACGAACTCTCGAAGGAGTACCAGTGGCTCTCGCCCGACGAGTATGCCGATGCGGGTGCTCGAATTGGCAAGGTAATGAGCCACGCAGAGTTCATCACGGCACTGCGAAGTGCAGGAGTCTGCTGTCACTACCGGCAACATCCCCACGCGGACAAGGCGGTCCTGTATGTATCCAAGCACGGATGCGACATGCCCGAAGTGGCCTGTTGGGTACAAGTGGGACAGATGCCGGAACTCTCCATCATGCGTTTTGATGACCACGGAGTTCCGCTCAATGAGCGAAGGCGTGGGTGGCGCACCGCGTTACTTCAACTCATCCTCAAGGGAATTATCAGCGAGGAAACGGCGCGACGTGTGTTTGGCCGACCAAAAGAAACAGAACAGTATCACCGCTACAACGCAACCGTGCAGAGCTTTCGCAATCGGAACAGCGCGTGGACGGAACAACCCTAAAGGAGGGATAGGAAATGGCACAAGAGAAAACCAAAGATTTGCAGTCGATTGTCACAGGAGCAGTCACCACGGAAAATAACCAGAGCGAAGCCCCGAAGCAATCTGTCACGGAGATGGAAGCCGAGATCAAGGCACTGGAGTTGGAAGAGAAACGGCTGGCGGTAAAGTTCGCTAAGGCCAACCTTGAAGACATGCAGGAGCGGCTGGACGAGCGGCAGATCAAGCGCGAGAACGTCCGGCAGAAGAGTATCACCAACGGAGCCATCCTCAAGCAGAACAACGCCACGGACGCCAGCAGCCAGACACGATGCAACCACCGCAAGGGCGGCAACGAACTGACCGGCTACATCGGCGGTCAGGGAGACAGTTCCCAGTACGCGGTCATCAAGCACACCTTCGCCAATGGAGACCAATGGATTCGGTGTACCCGGTGCAGCAAGACCTGGAAGCCCCCGGTGGAGTCGCAGTTTATCACCAAGGAGTCCTACTACGAAGCCCTGGCTGAGTACAAGACGGCAGTCAACTTCCCCACGCAGAACAAGCCTTCCACGGCGGTTGTGTTCCAGTTCTCGGACGGTGGCAAGTTCTACCGCGAGACCACCAAAGACTCGACGCTACGCTAGATCAGGCGTAAGCCACAGCAACAAACAAGGCCGCAGGCTACCAACGCTGCGGCCATCTTTTTTAGCATATTGGAGAAACAATGGCAGGAAACAGCACAGTCACGCTACAAGACCTAATCGACGACGCAGCCTCATTAGGAGACGTGTCCCCTGCGCTTGCGACCGGAGGCTTCTCGAACGCTCCCGCCTTGTCCATTGCCAACGATGTGATGCAGGCCATGATAAACGGTGGACCTGCGGCGCAGCCCTTCAACTGGAAGTGGAACCGCTTCAACGTGACCCCATTTACCACCAACAGCTATCAGCAGGACTACTTTGTACCTGGTGTGATAAACCTTGGCTGGCTGGAGAGCTGCTGGGCCGTCAACATCAACCAGACCTCCGTCTCCAAGCAGAAAGAGCAGGTCGAGGTCAGGAAGGACCTGGAGGTCACCTTTGACGAAACCGGATACCCCGGTAAGATTTGCTGGCTCCCCAACAACCTGATTCAGACGGGAAAGTGGGGACAGGCTCCCCTTGGTCCAACAGCATCCTCGTCAGGAGGACAGACTGGGGCAATAGGGGCAGGGAGCAGTGGGACGCAAAATCCCGGCCCTGGAGTCGTATATACGAACCCCCTTGGAAGCATTAGCCAACCGATCAACGCGACCACTGCGATTAAAGACCCGAGCGGTAATCTCTGGGCACTGACAACGTATGGGACATGCGGCAGTACGGAGCCTAACTGGACAGGGACCACAAGTGTTACCGTCCCCGCGACTGCGTGGCCGTGGGACCCGACCCTATCGACTAACAGTGCATACCCAATAGCGCAAGGGACTAGCAGCAGTGCGGGCACCGCGCCGGTCATTGTCCCGGTTTCAGGATTGACCAGTATCACACTTTCGGCATCAGGGACGGTAAAGGCAGGGGTGACGTTTGGTCTGGTCGGCCCTGCGGGAGGTGCCTATCTTACCGACCCCTACCCAGGAACCACGGCCAATGGAACTTTCCCAGTCACGTATGTGGCCGGAGCAACGGCCAATGGACCCATCCAACTACTCGGGTTGATGGGCGCGTTTACGGATGGAGCCGGTAAAGTGCTCCAGCCGGTCGTTATCGGGACAGGGGCGACCCTGACCGTTCCGAATGGAGCGGTCAACCTTCAGTTAGGCACCAACGACAACATCTACGCGGACAACACTGGCTCCTTCACGGTAACGGTGGGTGCGCCCAACGCGATTGTTTACCCGACCTTACAAAGCCCCAACACCATTGCCACCACGATTCAGGACGGAACCTGCGTGTGGACAGCGATCAATCCAGCGGGACAGGGATTCCGGCTTAGTCCGATTCCTCCGCAGACCGGCACGGTATGGTTGATTCAGCCGGTGGCGCAGATGAAGGCGGCACGGTTTACCTCGGTCGCGCAAACGCTTGAGCCATTACCCGACGACTACGCGACCCACTTCAAGCAAGGCTTCTTTGCGGAGTGCTATCGCCGTAACCCCGACCCCAAGGTGCGGGCGAAGTACCCGATGGAACGGCAACTCTTCATGGAAGCGTTAGACAAGGCAGTACGTCAAGCGGATCGTGAGGAGGACGACATGGGATTTTATCCTGGTGGTGGAATCATGGAGACAGGGTTCGGCTTCTCCCGCGTGTCCCCGGCGATGCCTTACGGTCCGTGGAACAACTAACAGGAAAAGAGCATTTTGACAGATTGTCACATTCCAGCGGTGCCGGTAAGGAACGCACCGCTATTCCAACCGCTATTCCAAGGAGATTCAATGAAACTAAGAAACATCTTTCTACTCTTCATCTTGGGTATGACCAGTCTTCTGACCACGAGTTCACCCGCGCAGGTAACCTCACGCGCCGGACGAGGTACTCCGACAGACAATTGCAATATGCCCACCACCTATTACGACCTGAACACCGGTATTGAATACTCGTGTGGTCCAAACGGGTGGCAGATACCCACCCCTACGGGAACGACCGCAGGGACGTTGGCGGCGGGGAATGATCCAAGGATCGTGGGCGCGGAGCAGACGGCGAATAAAAACGCACCCTCGGGCTATGCTGGACTAGACGCGACAGGGCATGTGGCTCCTGGGCAGTTACTCGCCGCGCCGATGGCAGGTTTGGCTACCTATTTCCCGCTGACGGAGGGTTCGGGGGTGGTGCTGCATGATGCTTCCGGCAACGGACATAATGAGACCCTCGCCGGAACCGGCAATCTTGCCGTGTGGCAAGGGGCCGTAGGGATCGCACTCAACGATCAGAGCTTTGCCGTTGCTAACGGTGGCGGGATGCCGACAATCGGGGTGTGCGGCTACTGGGCCACGGCGAATGGGCATACACCGAACGGGGCATATTATGGGCAGACACAGAATGGAGCTGGGAGAGCCCTTAGCCTCGCTTCTGTCTACGGAACCGCAGTGGGTCATGGCAGCGATGCTTATTTTCCTGCGATTACGCCGAGCGGAGGAGCGGTCAAGACTTATCTCAAAGACGGCATCTCCGGAGCGCACTGCATCGAGTATGTTCTTGGAACAAACACCGGAACGCTGGATGCGATTGTGGTCGATGGGCAGGAAGGCACCTACGGATTGCAAGGGACATCTTACGGCGCAGTGGGCGGGGACAATCTAAACTCGATTGCCTATTATACGGCAGGAATAAACGCTGGGGATGTTTATGCGCGTCCTCCGGTGCTTTACAGCGCGTGGACTTCCGCAACGCGGGACACGGTAGCTCAAGCCAAGGCACGAACCGCATCGGAGGTGGCCCGCCTGAAGTCGCTGGGCGTCACGTTTGGGTTGCCGCCCAATTCAGCCGCTACGGATTCGACCTGCTCGATTACAGGAACATCCATCGACCAGGGCTATCAGGCTTCCCACCCGCCTTCTTACTATCTCGCTCAAGATGCCAATATCGTCTGCACCATCGCGGATATGAGCGTGAGCGGTCAGGCCCCGAGGGACATGGACGCGGCCTACCTCGACCGTGAGGGGCTTATCTATCATCAGCGCGGTTTGAAGGACATTGCCTACAACGGCGGTGTGACTAACGGCCTGATGAATTACACGGAATCTCCAACAGACGCGCTTGCGGATGAGATTTCGTGGAGCCGCAAAGCGCGGGCGCAGGGATATAAAACGATTGCGTCCACAATGTTGAGCCGGACGGGAACGGGTTACAACGGACTGACCGGAGACGTTCTGGCGCAGCAGTATAACGCCCTGCTGCTGGCCAACTCAGACGAGTTCGACTGGATTGCCAACCCAGCCGCCGCGCCTCAACTAGGGGCAACCGGCGCAAACGCCAATGCGACCTACTTCGCGGATGGGGTACATCCGGTCGATGCAGGGCAGGTGTTCTATGTGGCAGCGGAGAAGGCCGCGTTTGAGGGGGTCTATGGGACGCCGAGCACCAGTGTCTCGGCTGCGTATACGGTGATCCCATCTGATCGTCTCATCCTGGCAAACTCGACGGCGAGCTTTGCGGTGACGCTGATGGACGCGAACTATGCGAACTTCGGCAGGGCCGGGAAACTCTGCGTAAAGAACACCGGGGCAAACACCGTTACGCTCACACCGGTAAACAGCGAGACGATTGATGGCGCAGCGAATCTCGCGGTCGCATCCCAGGGTACGGCTTGCATCCTTCCCTATGTGGCCAACCCCGCAGCGGGTGGAGCGGTCTGGATCAAGGTGCAACCATGAAGTATATGAAAGCAGCAGGTCCTAATGACTGACATTCTCGGAAACAAGTTCATCCGCTCCATGCTA